CCTAAATATTATGCAAACTGGGACAATGACACAATAATTCTTGCTCCAACGCCGAATGCCGCATATACTATAGAACTTGCGTATGTTGCGCAGGAAACAGGATTATCGTCTAGTAATACAACAACGTGGGTAAGCACAAATGCACCACAATTACTGCTTTATGCCTGCCTTGTTGAAGCTTTTAAGTTTCTTAAAAATCCTGAGATGGTCGGCATGTATTCTCAATCATATCAGGAAATATTAACACCTTTAGCTGCTGAACAAATAGGACGCAGAAGAAGAGAAGAGTATAAGGATGGCGTTGTTAGAATACCAATTCCATCTGGTAACCCATAAGGAGAAAATAAATGGCAAACGTAATATCAAATGTTTTTAAAGAAGAGTTGCTGAAAGGGAACCATGACTTTGATGGTGGTGCTACTTATAAGATAGCTCTTTATACATCATCTAAAACTGTATCAGCGTCAGACCCAACAGCTTATAACACAACTAACCAAGTGTCTGCTTCAGGCACAAACTATACAACTGGTGGTAACACTTTAGCTAATCCAGCTGTTACTGGTGGATCAAGTGCATCAACCGCTTTTGTTGATTTTGATGACACCTCTTGGACAAGTGCAACATTTACAGCACGATACGCACAGATTTATAGATCTGATGGTAGTGCACCAACAAACAATTCGGTTTTAGTTTTAGATTTTGGTGGTGATTTCACAGCAACATCTGGAACATTTACAATACAATTTCCGTCAGCAGGCACAAGTACAGCGGTATTAAGATTAGCGTAGAGAGGTTAAATGGCGTTTTTAGTAAATGATCGAGTTAAAGAAACCTCAACCACTACTGGCACTGGTACCTTAAGTTTAGCCGGTGCTGTATCTGGTTTTCAAACTTTTGTTGCAGGCATTGGTAACAGTAACGTCACCTACTATGCTATCGTCAATGACAGCGGCACAGAGTTTGAGATTGGTATTGGTACCGTTACCGACGCATCACCCGACACGTTATCAAGAACAACTATTTTAGAAAGTTCTAACAGTGATAGTGCTGTTGATTTTTCAGCAGGCACGAAGACTGTATTCTGTACACTACCTGCAAGCAAAGCGGTATTTGAAGACAATAACAATGATGTCACGCTACCAGATGATTTAATACTTGGATCAGACAGCGCTGTGCTTAAGTTTGGTAATGACTCTGATATTACAATAACACACGCAGCTGACACTGGTCTTACAACAAACGGAACATTTCAAGCAACCACAATAACTGCAACCACAGCTTTTGTACCCGATGCATCTGACGGTGCAGCGCTAGGTACAAGCTCGCTAGAGTTTTCTGATTTATTCTTGGCAGACGGTGCAGTAATTAATTTTGGTGATGATCAAGATATAAATATTACACACGTTGCCGACACAGGATTAACCACAAACGCAGACTTTACTGTTGGTGATGACCTTACAGTATCTGGTGGTGTCATCGATCTTAAAAACACAGGTGCACAATCAGAACTTAGGTTATACTGTGAATCATCAAACGCACACTATGCAGCACTAAAAGCTCCAGCTCACTCTGACTTTTCTGGTAACACAGCACTAACATTACCTGCAGTCACCGATACATTAGTTGGTTTAGCTGCAACACAAACACTAACAAACAAAACATTAACTTCACCAAAAATTAACGAGAACGTAGCAGTCACATCAACTGCAACAGAATTAAATATTTTAGATGGTGTTACATCAACCACTGCAGAATTAAATGTACTAGATGGCATCACTGCTGTTGTAGGCGAACTTAATGCATTAGATTTAGGTAGCACTGCAGTTGGTACAGCGATTGCTTCTAAGGCAGTTATCTTAGATTCTAATAAAGATTATACAGGTATTAGAAACTTAACAATTACAGGTGAACTAGATGCAGCAACACTAGATATATCTGGTGATGCAGATATTGACGGCACACTAGAAGCTGATGCAATTACTATTGGCGGGGTAACACTAGCAGAAACTATTTCTGATACAGTTGGAGCAATGGTTGGTTCTAATACTGAAACTGGTATATCTGTAACATATGATGATAGTGATAATACACTAGACTTTGTTATTGGTGCTGGTGTTATTGTAAATTCAATGCTTGCAGATGATGCTGTCGGAGCTGATGAGTTAGCTGCTAATGCAGTCGTTACTGCTTCTATTGTAGATGACAATGTAACACAAGCTAAGATCGCAGATGATGCTGTAGGTGCTGACCAATTAGCTGCAAATGCTGTAGTTAATGCTAGTGTAGCTTCAAGCGCTGCTATTGCATTTAGTAAAATGGCAGACTTAACTGCATCAAGAGCATTAGTATCAGATGCTAATGGAGATGTATCTGTAAGCGCAGTAACAAGTACAGAAGTAGGATACCTAGATGGAGTAACATCTGCAATACAAACACAATTAACTGCAAAAGCAGGGAAAGGTTTTGCAGTCGCAATGGCGATCGCATTATAAGGAGGATATATGGCACAAGATTTTGAATCAAACGGTAAGAGAATTACAAACTCTGCTACTACCATAGTCACAGCAAATAGTGACGATGCTATAGTAGGTCTTCGTTTTGCTAATATTTTAACAACTACAGATACACTCGATGTATTTATTACAGATGCTGGCGATAGTGATACTGCTAGATATTTAATAAAAGGCGTAAGTGTACCAGCTACTTCATCCATTGAAATAGTTCAAGGTGGTTCTAAAATAGTTATGCAAAGTGGAGATGTACTAAAAGCACAAAGTGGTACAGCAAATGGTTTTGATTGCTGGGTTAGCCGAGTAGATGCAATTAGCGAGTAAGGAGATATTATGGCAATACAAGAAGAAGTAGGAGGTCCATTATTTATCGGATCAGGTGGTCCAGCAACGGAAATTATACCTGAACACGATGCAATCGTGGATGTAAATCAAGTTGTCGGTCATGCAGTTCTTGCAGGACCGTTTACCATTAATGCGGTTGTGACTATAACAGGAGTGGTGGTGATTTTATAATGGCTGGTGTACAAATAGACGGTGTAAATAATAAGATCGACTTTGATGACGATCAGGATACCAGTATATCTGCTAATACAGATGATACGTTAGTAATAGAAGCTGGTGGTAACACCCTGGCTACTTTTACCGCAACTACTCTTACTATTAATGACGGCACTACAATCACAACTGCTGATAACACAGCTCAACTTACCTTAAAATCTACTGATGCTGATGCAAATGTAGGTCCTGATTTTGTTTTACAAAGAGACAGTGGATCTCCAGCAGATGGTGATGCACTCGGTAGAATAAAATTTACTGCTGATAATGATGCTGGTGAAGCGTTAGATCATATTTCTATTAACACAGCAATAGTTGATGCAAGTGATGGCACTGAAGATGCTTCTATAACATTTAATGTTTTAACTGCTGGTTCAGTAGTTGATAGATTTAATATTGGATCTGCTGAAGTAGTAGTTAATGAGGGATCTATAGACTCAGACTTCCGAGTAGAATCTAATGGTAATACAGCTATGTTACATGTTGATGCGGGTAATGATAGAGTTGGAATAGGAACTGCAAGTCCAGCTACACAATTACATTTAGCAAACACAGGTGGTATTGAATTAAGATTAGATGCTGATACAAACAACAGTGGTCAAGAAGATTCTTTTATAAAATTTACAACTGATGGTGGTGGGCAAATTGGTATAGTTGGTATGGACAATAACAACAGTAGTACCTTGTTTACTGGTAATACTGAAAACGCTATGGTTCTTGGATGTGTAAGTAATTTACCCGTAGTCTTTGCTACAAACGATACTGAAAGAATGCAAATTCATAGTGGTGGTGATATAAGTATAGGTAGAGCCACTGTTGATACAACAAATGCAGGTATCAGTCTTGAAGCAGGGGGTACAGGTGTTTTTGTCAGAAGTGGTGGGCCTTGTGTAATAGCTAATAGACTAGCGGATGATGGTGAGATTATTAGAATTGTTCAAGCTGGAACAACTGAAGGAACTATTTCAACTAGCGGTAGCACTGTTTCTTATAACGCCTTTACTGGTTCTCACTGGTCAAGACTTGCTGACAACTCTAAACCAACAATTTTGCGTGGTACTATTATGGAATCACTAGATAGTATGGTAAACTGGTATAAAGCAGTCGCAGATGTTACTGAAGAAAAATATACTGCAGAAGATCAAGCAGTTATTGATGGTGAAAAAAATGTTGGTGATGTAAAAACTAAAGCACATACTGCTAAAGAAGAAATAGCTTTACCTGATGGCAAATCTGTAGGTGATGCTGTAACATTTACACATAAGGGCACTGAATATACAGGTGTGTATGTTAAAGAAAATGATGTAAAACACGTTCACTCTAAAGTTTCAGACTTAGCAGATAGCACTAGAGTTTATGGTGTATTTCATTGTTGGGGATATGACAATGCTGCTGGTGTCAATGACATGGAAATAGCACAAGTTGGAACATATATTATTAGAGTACACAAAGATGTAACTGTAGCTGCTGGTGATTTACTTGTATCAAACGGTGATGGTACAGCTAAAAAACAAGATGACGATATTATCAGAAGCAAGACAGTTGCTAAAGTAAATTCAAATATTAAAGTAGAGACGTATAGTGATGGTAGTTATACCGTGCCATGTACGTTGCATTGTTAAGGATAAATTATGAGTGAAATAAGAGTCGATACTATATCAGAAAAAACCAGCGCCAATGGTGTGGCTATTGATAGTGTGACATTGAAAGACGGTGGCATAGCTGCAACAGCAGCTTCTACAATCACAACCGCTGACAACACCGACACACTTACGTTAACATCAACTGATGCTGATGCAAGTGTTGGACCAAATTTAAGATTATACAGAAACTCTAGTTCTCCAGCAGATAGTGACGATATCGGTGCCATAAAATTTGATATGCGTAACGACAACTCACAAGATTTTACAGCGTTTCAAATGACAGGAGATTGTAGTGATGTTAGTGATGGCACAGAGGATGCAGAAATACATTTTGATATAATGACTGCAGGAACTTTACGTGAATACGTGCGTATGGCTTCTGGTTCAAATCCTGCTGTTATTGTCAATCAAGACTCACGAGACATAAATTTCCAAGTGCTTTCTGATGGTAACGACAATATGCTATTCGTTGATGGTGGTGAAGATCACGTTGGTATTGGCACAAATGTTCCAAAAGAAACTTTGCATATTGAAGATGCCGCACCTATTTTAAGAATATCTGATTCCAACAGTACCTCAGAAGATGATGCTGTTGGTAAAATTCAATTTTATGATAGGAACAATACAGATTTAAATGCTGAAATTATTGCAGGCACTGGCTCTTTAGCAGACCTAATTCTATCAGCCCATAATAATAGAGCAGTAGTATTGCAAACTAATGGTAATACTGAAAGAATGCGAGTAACTGGTGATGGTAAATTAGCAACAGGTGCTGAAACTGCTCCTGATTGTGATGCTGGTGGAATAACTTTAGACCAAAATGCTAATGATGGTAACATTATAACATTAAAATCTTCTGATGTTGCACACGGTATAACTGGATCTGCCGAAACAGATACTTATTTAAGTATGGGTAAAGCTAGTGGAACCGCAGGTGGTTTTATGTTAAAATCTTATGCTGAAGGTGATGATGGTTTTTTAGCAGAATCTTTTTGTGGCACTGTAAATACAACAAAAGGTACAGGTGGAAATGCTTGTTTTATGTTTAAAGGTAGAGCAAAAGACAGTGGTTCAAGTTTTCAAAATCCAACCAGTACAGCAGCAAATGCTAATTTACTTGCTATTGCTAATGGTAATATACGAGTATTTATATTTGACGGTGAAGGTGATTTACACGCAGATGGATCTTTAAATGCTAATGCATACGATACATATGAAGATGCTCATTTAGTTCGTGCTATGGATTTATCTCACGGTCAAAATTTAAAAGGTTTAGTAAATTCTAAATTTGATGAGTATATTAATTATAATCACGAAACTTTAGCTGAAGCTGGTCTTGTTGGTAGAGAAGAAGATGGCACACCTAATCATTTTGTAAATGTAACTGGTATGCAACGACTACACAATGGAGCTATTTGGCAACAATATGAGAAAACTGAAAGACTGACTCAAGCAATGTATGAACTAGCTAAAGCCGCAGTTGGTGAAGAAAAAGCTAACGAGATACTAGAACAAAACGAAATTAAATTATTAAACTAAGGAGAAAATAATGGCAATAACAGCAAATATGACAACTCACGATGGCGCATCATTAACAGATGCATACGTTAGAGTATCGTCTGCATACGTTAAAAAAATGGGTAGTGATTGGAAGTTGGTTTATGATGTTCTAATCTATAAAGATAAAGCTACTCGTGACGATGAAACTAAAGAACAATCTATGCGGATATCTAATCGTCATGTAGATCATTTTAAAATTGACTACAGCTTAGATGCAACAGACAATCCTGTTAAACTTGCATATGCAGATTTAAAAACTAATAGCCAGTTATCGAACGTTAAAGACGTAACTGAATAAGGATAAACTATGACCAGTGAAATAAAAGTAGATACTATTAGTGAAAATACCAGCGCCAATGGTGTAGCCGTTGACGGTGTAACTATTAAAGACGGCAACGTAGGTGCAACCGGCACCGCTACTAGTGTTGCAGGTATTCCACTTTATAGAGGTGATGGCAATAATAGTTCTATTTATACTCACGATGTGTCAGGCACAGACAGCACCGCACAATACAATACTGCTTATGGTATAACTGCATTAGATGCAATTACGACTGGTGATAAAAACACTGCTATTGGAAATGCAGCAGGTACAGCTATTACTGAAGCAACTGATTCTGTACTTATAGGTTATGAAACTGGTGCAGCAATAACAACTGGTGTTAAAAATGTTGCAGTTGGCTCTTTTGCTTTAGATGCTGCAAACACTGGTCAAGAAAATACTGCTATCGGACATCAAGCTCTTACTTCTGATACCAAAGGACAAAGAAATGTAGCCGTAGGACATGGATCTTTAACAACGCAAAACTTTACTTCAGCTACTAATTCTTACAATACTGCTATTGGTTACAATGCTGGGAATTTAATAACTACTGGCCCTAACAATACTTTAATTGGTGCTTTATCAGGAGATGCAATAACCACTGGTGGTGAAAACACAGGAGTTGGTAGAGACACGTTAGGTTCTCTTACAGAAGGTAGCAGCAACGTAGCAGTTGGATATGGAGCATTAAGAGATACTACCACGGCTTCAAATAACGTGGCAGTAGGTTATTTAGCACTAGAAGAAAATATTACAGGTCATTCTAATATTGGAATTGGTTTTCAGGCTTTAGAAAACCCTGATGCAGAAAATCATAATCTTGCTATTGGTTATGAGGCTTTAGGTGGTGCAGTAGCTGGTGGAGAATACAACGTTGCTATTGGTAACCAAACATTAGATGCTTTGACTTCAGGTGATAGTAATACTGTTATGGGTTATAACGCCGCAAGTGGTTTAAGCAGTGGTAGTAGAAATGTTTTTATTGGAGAAAATGCAGGTGCTAATGCTGTAGTAACAGGGGGTGATAATGTTGTTATTGGTAAATCTGCTGGTGCAAATTTAACTTCAGGTGATTCTAATACTATTATGGGTAAAGATGCTGGTGGTGAAACGACTACT